TAGACCATACAATGCGATTGCTTTCTCTGGTCCGATTGCTGTCTTTGTCAGCGTTTTCCTTATGTACCCTCTCGGGCAATCTAGTTGGTTCTTTGCCCCCTCGTTTGGCGTTGCGGCAATCTTCCGTTTCCTCTTGTTCCTCCAAGGTTTCCATAACTGGACACTCAACCCCTTCCACATGATGGGAGTTGCTGGTATCCTGGGTGGGGCTTTACTTTGTGCCATTCATGGTGCTACAGTAGAGAACACTCTATTCGAAGACGGTGATCAAGCAAACACTTTTAAAGCCTTTGAACCGACTCAAGAGGAAGAGACATATTCTATGGTCACGGCTAACCGTTTCTGGTCGCAGATTTTTGGCATCGCCTTTAGCAATAAGAGGTGGCTTCACTTTTTTATGCTTTTTGTTCCTGTCATGGGTCTTTGGACATCCTCTCTGGGGATTATTGGTCTTGCTTTTAATCTTAGGGCTTATGATTTCGTGAGTCAGGAGATCAGGGCAGCAGAAGATCCTGAGTTCGAGACTTTCTATACCAAGAACATCCTATTGAATGAAGGTCTACGTGCCTGGATGGCACCTGTCGATCAACCTCATGAGAACTTTGTGTTCCCAGAGGAAGTTCTTCCCCGTGGTAATGCTCTTTGATGTCTAACAATAGACCATATGAACCTATGCCCAACTGGGTCACCTGGGCAGGCATAGGTCTTATGATATTCACCGTTATTATTTTCCTAGTATTCACTCTTAGTGTAATGTATTTCGGATGATTAGTTCAGAGACACCTGAAAAACTTAGAGAAATCATTATAGATACTTGGCCGAACCTTTACAGACCTCCAAAAAAGGAGTATAATGATGACAATCGAAGGAAGACCCGTGCTGTCTGACAAAACTTACAAGAAGTATGTTCTTGAGCACCTTGAGAACTGGGTTCATGATGCCATTACTACTGAGGATGTCACTTCTCAAGAAGTTTATGATGTCATCGTCAAGTGTATTGAGATTAATGTAAAGTATCACAAGGATAACTTTGATAAGAATGCAGAACTTCTCTCTCTACTGAAGGGTCATCGTCCTTCTATATTTGATGCCTCTGCTCATGAGTTTGATAACTATGAGTACGATGCTGCTGGAGCAAAGTTTCCAAAAGCAGAAGGAAAGGATTGGCACGATTTCTGGGAGTCTTATCAAGAACCCTCATGTGATACTGCTGATGACAAAGAGAAGTGTCGTGAGTATAACCTGCGTGAAGCAGAGTACTACACTAAACGTGCTGAACTAGATGCTGAACATGAACGGAAAGAACAGTGTTCATGTGATTATTGATTTCAAAATCAACTTTTAATTTCAAGATCTGGGAAAAAAATTTTCCCAGATTTTTTTGTATCTAGGGGTCGATTCTATAAAGGTCTAAATAATACAGACTCATAAATAAACGATTTTGAATGGCTAGCATTTTCAAGCCAAAACGAAGTAAAGTCATTGGTAGAGTTCCAACTATCACTGACCTAGTTGATGGTGAGATTGGTGTTAATATACCTGACCAAAAGGTATACATTAATGATGCTGGTAGTATTAAGGTTATTGCTCAGTCTCCCTCTGGTGAGGCTGCGAAATTTACCATTGTGAATAGTGATCAGGCACTTCAAACAAATAAAAGATACATCGTCGATTCGTCTAGTGGACCAGTGACTTTATCCATGCCAACGGCACTTGTTGTTGCTGGTGACATGATCGAATTCGTTGACTACACTGGATTCTGGAACATAAATAATGTTACTGTAACCAACCCTGGTGTTGGTCTTCATGATGCTTTGGGAAATATTGATGAGTTTCCACTCTATCTCGATATGGCATACTCTGGGATGAGAATTGTTTATGANGGTACAAACTGGAGAATGATTGCGGTAAGTTAAATGGCACTCTCTCAAAGCGGTTCTTATCAAGGGGAAGTCAGTAGATCTAATAGCTACTGGGTTTATGCTCTNAGAAGAGATGGTGAAGGTATGCTGTATCTTACNAAAGTAAGCAGTGCCTCTACCGAAACTGGTATTGATGTTGGTATTAGAAGTGATGGAACTCAGGTNCCTGAGTTTGGTGANTANCAAGATTACGTNNTNGAAACTACNCCTGANAAAGAATACTTCAATCACCCACAAGATAAATATCAACAGTTCCGATTTGATAGTCGCAACTTAAATTATTATATCGATGATGATGGTTACTTTGTATTAAAAGTAACTGGTATCCACACTTACTCTGGACCTGTATAACGAGAACCAACAATGGCTGAATTTAGACTTGGCAGACTTAAGTTTAACTGGAGAGGTGAATGGACTACCTCTACAGCATATGTTATTGACGATGTAGTTCAAATCGGTGGTAACGTATATGTCTGTATCATCAACCATACTTCTGCTACAACAGTAGATGGTTGGTATAGCACAGACTTCAACATCGGTAGCCCAAGATGGCAACTGATGGTTCCTGGTGTAGACAGTGTTGGTATCTTTACCAGTGGTCAATACTACGGTCCTAACGATGTCGTTGCTTACGGTGGTGTTCTCTACAGAACTCTTACACCACATGTAGGATCGGCATTTACCAATGCTTACTTCACACCTTATGTTGAAGGTTTTGGTAACGTAACTGCTTTCAGTACAACAACTTCTTACAAGTTAAGAGACGTTGTAAACTTCAGTGGTAATGCTTATGTTGCTGCCACCACTGGTATTGGTGCCACAACAGTAACACCAAACGAAGCTCCCGAAAATTGGGACTTGATGGTAAGTGGTCTTTCCACTGCTGGTATTGGAACTTGGAATTCTAACGGTCTCAATGGTAGTGATCCATATCCTCAAGGTTCTGTCGTTACCTTCGGTGGTAACACCTATGTTGCTATTGCTGCTTCTGTTCCTGTCAGTGTAAAACCAGAAGGTGATAGCAGCTTCATCGGTACATCTTCTGATAACTGGTCTCTCATTGCTCACGGTCTCAGAAATGCTGGTACTTGGAGCACCTCCACAACTTACTATAGAAATGAAGTTGTAACCTATACCAGTTCTTCTTACATTGGTATTGTTACAGAGACAACTGGTAACCAACCTGATGTAAGCCCTGGTCAATGGCAACAACTTGCTGCTGGTGCTGGTTCTGCTACTCTGACTGACAGAGGTGACCTGCTTACCAGAAGTGCTAGTGCTCCTACCAGAATTGGTATTGGATCTCTGGGCATGGTTCTTAAGAGTGATGGTGCTGATCCTCTGTGGTCTTACTTTGGTCAACAGAAGGACAACTATTACGTTGGTCAAAATGGTAGTGATACTGATGGTGATGGTAAGACTCTTGAAACTGCGTGGAGAAGTATTGGTTATGCTCTGACTAACGTACCATCTCCCTCCTGCATCAATGTAATGGCAGGGGTATATGGTGAAACCCTGCCTATGGTTGTTCCTGCAGGGGTCGATATTATCGGTGCTTCTCAGAGACAATCATTTGTTCAACCAGCAACTGCTGGTATGGGAACAACCACAATGTTCTTCCTGAGTGATAACACTCTGGTTAGAGACCTTGCTCTTCGTGGTCTTTGTGGTTATGCCAAGAGTAATGATTCTGGTAGTTCCATCCTGGGTGTAAGACCTGGTGAAGTTGGTTGCTACTTCATGCTGAATCCAGCATCACCAATCCTTACTAAGTCACCATATATTAGTGACGTTACCTGTTTCTCTGGACCATCGATCAGTGCCAGAATTGGATTCCCTGGAAACTCTGGATCTGCCATCGGTGCCTATATTGATGGTGACGTTCATGCAGGATATGCTGCTAGCCTTGGAACACCTGGTAGCCAATCCATGGTTATGGACGCATACACCCAAGTTAATGACGAGGGTATTGGTATCTGGGTTGACAACTTAGGTAAGGTCGAACTTGTTTCTATCTTTACTTACTTCTGTGACTTTGGATACGTTGCCATGGATGGTGGTATCATCCGTGCTCTGAATGGTAACAACTCTTACGGTCACTATGCTCTGAGTGCTTTTGGTGCTTCTCCTCTTGAAGTTCCTCAAGATGGTCATACCAGAGGTGAGAGATTGAATCTCCAACCACTTACTTTGACTGGTGGAGTTTCTGTTGGTCAAACCATTACTGGACAAACTTCTGGTGCTGTCGGATATATTCTGAGTGATCAAACTGCTGCTGATCCCCCATTCGTCATCTTTGAATATGATTACCTTGGATATGGTGTAACCGACTTTGCTGCCAGTGAAGTTATTAACATTGGTATTGCCGAAACTGCTATCACTTCTGCCACTCCTGTAGAAGGTCTGAAAGGATATATTTTCCCACTTGCTGGTCTGAGCACAGAACCAAGACCTAGAGGTGTTATCCAGTTTGGTAACCAACGTTACAGTGGTCTTGGATCTGAAGGTAAAACTACCTACGGTTACGGTATCACTTCTCTCAGTGGAGTTGGAACCGATGCTAACGCATATACTCTTGCTAACGTAACCGATTATGTTGAAGGAACCTTTGGTGTTGTCGGTACATATAATACCACTCAGTTAGCACTGGGTGCTAATGGAACCTACACTGGTATTGCTGCTACCACTAATGGTGGTGGTCTGAATGCTATCTTCACAGTTAGTATCGGAGCCACTGGTTATGTAACTAATATCACTCCAACAACTGAAGGTATTGGATATCTCGAAGGTGATATGCTGACCTTTGATGGTTCTGCTATTGGTGGTCTTGCTGGTGCTGCTGTTACTTGTAATGTATACCCCAGAACTGGAACTGCTATCCTGAGACTTGCTGAAGAGAAGACAATCGAAGCTGCTAATAAGCAGTTGATCACAGTTCTCTATGACTACTCCCAGATTCGTGTAACGGGTCATGACTTCCTTGACATTGGTATTGGTGGTACGGTTGCTTCTAACTATCCCCTGAAACCAAACACCCAACCCATTGAGGGTAACCAGATTAACGAAACTGCACCTGCTCGTGTGTTCTTTGTAACCTCTGACCAAGACGGTAACTTCCGAGTTGGTAACTACTTCCGAGTCGATCAG